TTTTTCTGACTTAAATGCTATTACATCATAATCTTTAGCGTTTGTCAAACTTACTTTTTTAGCACATTGAGCTGCCCAATTATCTATACTAGTTGTAGTAAATTCTTTAATCCAATGCTTAGACAGAGGGTAATCAGGTAAAGAAAATTCTAAACTCAATTCATTGTGATAAAAGTCTTTTATTATTGTTATACAATTTACACTATCATATGAATGTGGTAGGCTTATATAGTTTCGTACCACGATGCAAACTCCGGAAAAGTAGTTACAAAAGATTCATTGCGTAATTTATCAACTCTTTCAGTCTCTTGCTTAAATTCTAGTAATTGATCACTTTCATCTACACTAGTCATATAGCTTAGCCAATTTTTTATTTGTTCTAAATCATATACTGTTAATATTGTTCTATACTCTTTAATAAATTTTTTATATATAGTTAACACTTGTTTTTTAGACTCTTTAGGTAAACAAGTAATTTTTTGGTAAGAAGGTTCTAATTGTGTTGAACCATAAAAATCAAAATCATTACGTTTACACCATATAATAAGATCAGGCATAGAAGTTATACTATATATATTTATAACACAACTAACTGTTTGTATATGTTCTTTAAACATAATAGCATGTTTTTCAAATTTAGGCCAGGATAATCCTTTTCTAGCATACTCTACTCGGCTTCCATATCCTTCAACACTAGGCCAGATAGATACTTTTTTAAAATTAGCCCATAGTTGGGTAAGATCATATTTTTTAAATTTAGAATAACTTAAGTTAGTATTATAACTAATATGAATATTTTTAGCATAGCCTGAATCTATAAGTAAATTAAGCATTTTATAATGACCTTCTTGTATAAAAGGCTCACCTCCTGCAAAATATATCTCTTCTAAATTAGGAATATATTGAGGTACATCTAACCAAAAATCCTCATTATCTGTATAATAGTCTTTAGTCTTATTCCAGCCAGCTTCTAAAGTATCTTTATACCAACTAGTAGATGCATAAGGTCCACACATTCTACATTTAAAATTACATAAATTACCAAATCTAATATCTAGATAAGTAGGAGTAGTATCTATACTACCATCTTCATTAGTCTTATCTTGTAGATAACCATATTTATTAAATCTTTGATTTACTTGTAATCTATTACTACCGCTACCTTGTTTTTCTTTATTATAACAGGCTTCTATACACTCACTAGGTATATTATTTTTTAAAAGATTAAGACGAGCTTCTTTATATTCTGTACTATTCCATATTTCACCTAAAGATTGTTTATAGTTACCCATAGGTCTAACGCTAGAAGTATATTCAGCATGACAACATATATAAAAATTGCCACTTAGACTACCAAAAATATGCATCCAAGGAAGTATACAGCCTTTTATATTATTGTTTAGGTATTGTTCGTCCTGTTGCAGGGAAACCTCCAAAATGTAAAGAGTTATTTCTTATGGTACAGGCTAATATATTTTTACCACATACATCTCCTTCAGGACCGGAAGCAGTTTGATTATCTACACCAATAGGATTAGTATTAGCAGTAAGACTAGTACCTGGTATAGTACCACCTCCTGGTCCAGGATACTGACACTCTTCTCCTTTATACTGCCACTGACAAGTATTTTTATAATATTTACGTCTAGGAGTTACTTGTTTAAAATATTGAAGCCAAGTAACTAAGCCAAAGGCAGCAGTAGTATCGCCTAAAGACTCTAATTGATCTATTCTAAATCTATCTTCAATATATGATTCAGTATCTACATCATCATTTATAATAAAAACAGAATCTCCTATAGAAGTATTAGATTCTAAGCCATTAGATAAGAATAAAAATCTATTTTCTTCTATAGTTTGTATAGTAGCAAAAGTTGAGCCTTTTGACGAACGAATCTTATCTCCTACTCTATAAGGCATACTATTATATACCTCAATCACGTTTCCTGAAACATATTTAATAGAACTATGCTCAGGCCAAACATCTAAAAAATTGGCAAATGTAGTCTTAATATTAACTACAGCACCTTGTAAATCTCTAGAATCATTTTTAAGCTCTCTCCAAGTTCCTGCAACTGCCTCTGTTTGGAATTTTGTAAAAGAAGAATTAGCTTGCCCATAGAATCCTTCTATAGCAGAGCTATAGTTTAAACCTTTTGCTCTTGCTATAGTTAAAGTATCAAAAGCAACTTCTCCAGCATTACCTACTTGTGCAGGAGTAAAGTTAATGGTTCTAGGGTCAATACCGTGACAAGGTACTCCATTAACATTAGCAACACATGAATTAGATGTATTATTACCCACAATAAAAGGATCTTCAACCAATGCTGATATAATATTATCAACATTGAATATTGTCAAAGTAAGTTCATTAATTTTTCCATCAGTACCTTGACTAATACTCGATACATCTACAGGAAATGGTATGTATGAATCTCCATCATAAGTTACATTATAGTTTAGATCAGAAATTAAGTCACCAGCTATATCTGCAAACTTTAAAGGAAAATTAGTAGGCCAAGCTCTACCCTGACCATCTTCTGTGGGATTACCTTCAGGAGTTGCGGGAAACCACTCACCAGGATAATATATTTCATACAGTCGTACTATAGGATTTTGTGTAAAAGCATTTTTTTCGGCTATAAAAGGACTAGGAGCTTGTGAAGATAGGGTAGCTGCAGCAGTTTGTTGAGCGGAAATAAATATATTAGCAACAAAAGGTACACTTATTAAACTACTGCCTGAATCAATAAATAATATTGTCCCATTAGGAATACTATTTGGAGCATCAGATACAGTTAACTGGGTAGTACTATCTACACTCGTAACAGTTTGTGTACCTGTATAACCATTACTATTTGGAGAGTTAACTACGTAGCCAGCATTTATTCCTATAGTATTAGCAACTGTTAAAATAGTATGAAAACTTGCTGTACCTGCACTTGAGTATGCAGTGAATGAAGAAGTATTAACAAAAATAATAAAACTATCCTCATCTATAACTGTAATTGTATAAACATTTCCATTAACTTGTGTCATACCTACTACACCTGAAAATGCAATACGATTTCCTGTACTAAATCCGTGTGCACTAGCTGTTACCACACCTGGATCAGCTCTTGTTATGCCTGTAATTGTTTTACTAGTACCTGCTATGCCCCCTATATTAGAAACCTTAAAGGTTAAGACAGCAGCTCCTCCACCTCCAAGTTTATTATCAGCAACAGTAATAATATCTCCTATAACGAATCTGTCACCACCAGCAATAACTGTAACTGCTGCTGCACCAGAACTATTAACTACTATAGAAAAAGTTGCATCTATACCGCTACCAGTATGAGTATAGTCAGTCGCACCAATAGCATAGGTTCCTGCAGTACGAGCGGATACTGCAGCGCTAATAGTATTAATTGTTAAGATAGGAGTAAATACGGTGGTAGTAAGTCTAGCACCCCCTACAATAGAGGCACTTGAAGTCACTGTTTCACTATTATGAAACTCTTGTAAAACGTTATTTAATTTAACTTTTACCTCATTAGTTGTTTGGTTAACATTAGCAATTAACGCTACTGTTTTACTAGTAGAGCCTACAACAGAGTTGCCAGAAACAAACCCAGTGGCATTATTTACAGTAAGTATTACGTCATAATTTCTAGCAGTCATTAATCATATGTCTCTTGCAATTTAAAACTAACAGTGAAAAAGTTTTCTGTTAAACTAGTACCTGCTGATAAAACTTGACTTATTTGTAAATCTCCGTCAAATCTTGTACTAATTGTACCACTCTCGTTTAGATGTGACAAGTCAAAACTAAAAGATTCAAATTCTCCACTTCGGGCATTATAAAAGTTCTCAATTGCAGTTCTTTCTATTCCTGATATATTAGTATATTGTAAGTCATAAGCTCTAAGACCTCTTCTAGATTTTAATCTTCTTTTTTCATAGCCTGCTTGAGACTTAAAGGTACTTACTTCAAATTTCTTACTAGTTGAAAATCCTGAATCAGGTTTTCTATCCGCCATAGAATTAAATCTATCACCTACAGTAACACTAGAATCAAATACTCTAACAGATAACGTATCGTCAGAATATATAGACCCTAAAGGTGCTCCACCTATTACTGTAGCAGTAGTAGGTAATGAGTTTATAGTAGCTGTTCTATATCTAGCACCATCTGACATACGTATATACTCAATTTTACCTTTAAATCTCTGCCTACTAGTAACAGATCCACCAGCTACAGAATCATTAGCACCTATAATTAACGAACCGCCAGGAAAAGTAGCTACTGCAGGATTATAGTTTACATGTTTAACTAATTTACCTTGAACATATAAGCGTAAATTAGCAGTAGTTTTATCATAAGATAGTGCAACACTATATGAGGTACCTCCATTACAATTACCACCATATATTTCTGTTATAGTATTTGCTTTATTTATTATAAAACCTACATTAGAATTTGATCCTACAGTACGTAGAGCATAGTAGTTTGTAGAACTATTTTTACGAGCTATTACAGTTTGATTAGAACTCATACTAGTTCCTGAATCAGGAGTTATAATAGTGTCAAAAGTAAATGATTTTTCTTCTCCTGCATTAAAATCATTACCGGAACCTATTACAGCTATAAATTTAGAACCATCTAGCACTACATTAGAACCGCTAAAACTAGCAGAGCCAGTATTTATTTGCACTGTATGTTCTTTAGGACTTAAGTCTGTTAAATTACCTGCAAAATTAGTTAATAAGTTTACAGATGCATTATCACCTATATCTATACCTTGATACCCTAAATTAACAGAAGGATATGTGTAAGCAGTTGGTTGTTGAAAAACACCAGAAGCATATACTATAAAATCACTAGTACTAACTACATTAACGCTTGCGGGAAAAGAAAAAGACTCAGTAACTCCATTTATAATATAGTTATTACCATTAATTACTGTGGGAGCTGTGTTACTAAAATCTGCTGCTACTACTTCAGGAAAACTTCTAGTTAATCTATATCTTTCAGGTAATGTTATAGTTTTTACAACTAATTGAGTAGCATTAGGAGCATCTGCAAATGTTATGGTTTGTCCTGCATTAGATAAACTATAGGTAATAGTGGATTGTAAAACACCATCATCAAAAGCTGTCACTTCTCCTTTACTAGTAACAGTACTAGGTAAGTTAAAAGTTACTCTAGTTGTTCCAGTGTTATTAAAAGTACTAGTAGCTACAACAGAAAAAGCTGTTATAGGAGCTTGTGCGTCATCAGGGTAGGTAGCAATAGTCATATCTTATCCATTTCTCATAGCATTTCTAATAGGTCCGTTGCTTTGTAAGTCTCTCATTACAACCTCAACTACGATCTTATCAGCATCAAATTTAGGGGGTCCTTGCTGTTCGGCAGATTTAGGTGCGCCCTCATTAACAATGTTAAATTGTACATTACCCATACCAGCAGCCCCAGTAGCGTTCATTT